CGTCCTGCTTGCCGGCCTCGATGGCGATGCGGTCGGCCGGCAGCGCGGCCAGCGACTTGCCGTAGCCAAAGCGCCCCAGCAGGCGCCACATCCAGGCGCGGCCAGCGGCCGTGGACAGCACCTCGGCGACCTGCGCGCGCTGCTGCTCGGCCAGCGTGACCTCGCGCCTGCGCGCATGGCGCACCTGGCCGGGGTCGGCGGCGTTGGCGACGAGCGGCTCGCTCATGCCTTGGCTTCCCCGTACAGCGCCTCGGCGGCCTTGGCGTCCTTGGCGAGCGCCATGCCGGTGATCTGCAGCGAGCACTCGCGGCGCGACTCGCCTCCCTCGTACTGCGACGAGTGGCAGGCGACGACTTCGAGCTCGACGGCCGCGGTGAACTTGCCGCCTACCTTTGGCATGTCCTTGAGGCCCAGCTTGTCCATCAGGTCGCCCTCGATCGAGATGCGCAGGCCGTAGGGATACTCCGGCAGCGTCTCGGGCGCGGCGATCGGCGCGGCTTCCTTGGCCTGTTGCTTGGACAGCTTCGTGCTCGTGAGTTTCATACGCCCATACCCTCGGCGATGGCGCCCAGCGCCGTGTCGGTATCCATCGGCGTCGTGCCCAGCGAGTGCGCGGCACCGGCCATGTCCTTCGCGATCGCCGCCTGCTGCTGTGCGGCGAGCGCGTCCTGCTCTGACTTCATCGCGGCGCGCGCGTCCTCGGTGGCGACGATCACATTCGGATCGACCCCCAGCATGTCGCCGTGCGAGTCGATCGCCTGCATCGCGTCGACCTTGTGCTTGACCTCGGGGAACACGGCCGCCAGTTGCAGCGCGGTCGACAGGAATCGCTCGTGGCCGGCGACGCCGACCAGCTTCTGCGCCTGCGCCATGACCGACAGGTACTCGACTTTCAGCGGCACGCCGTGCAGTTCCTCGGGCGCCTCGGGGATCATCCCGCGGCGGTCCATGATGGCGAACACGCGGTCGACCAGCGGGTCGAGCAGTTCGTCGTTCGTGCGCTCCAACACCGGGCCAAGGGCGAGCAGCTTTTCCTCGTGGCGCTCGTCGATCTCGCGCGCTGTGATTTGGCGCCGGTCGCTCTGCGCGAGCATCAGGAACAGGTCCTCGTAGAACGAGCGGCGCACCATGTTGCGCGTCTCGCCGATGTCCGCTGTCAGGTGCGAGATGTCGATGCGGACCTCGTGGATCGGCGCGATCCCCTTCTGGCCCTCGCGGATGTCGACGTAGGTGATGTCCGCCGGCAGCAGGCTAGCCTTCTGGTTGCGCACATGCGTCGGCGCAGTCAGCGGCGGGTTGATCATTTTCTCGACGGCCTGTGCCTTGCGCTTTTGCATCGTCTGCAGCGCCTTGATCGAGCCGATCGAGACCATGCCGGGGCACATCGTGCCGTACACGTCGCCGCCAGTGACGTCCCAGCGCGTTGCCATGAACGGGAACTCGTTGAACCCGGAGTCGCGCAGGAACTTGTGATCGCTGGAGCCCTTCTCCCAAATGCACGACGACCACGGCTTTGCGTTCGCGAGGATCGAGCCGCGATCGGCGCCCACGTTGGGGCCGACGTACCAGCACACGGTCACGGCCTGGTTGTAGGACTTGCGATCCCATAGGTTCTTCACCGCCGTCGAGATGTTCGTCCAGTCGATCGTGTTGTCGCGGCGGTTCCAGCCGAACTCCATCACGACCTGCCGGACGTTCATCTCCCACTCGTAGTAGAACGAGTCCGTGACGTTGCGCTCGCTCGTGCCGATGGCGTAGGCGCCGATCGGGTAGGAGTAGCAGCGGATCACGTCGCGCTCGTCCTCCATCACGCCGATCGCCGACGTGCCGAACACGCCCATGTCCCCGTAGTGCGTGGGCAGGACGTTGTAGAGGTTCGAGCGCAGGAACACGGTGAGCATGCGCTGGCTGACGACATGCAGCCATTGCTTGACCGGGCCGAAGTTCGCCATCTCCGGGTCCGGCGTCGTCAGCTTCATCCACGGCCGGGCCGGCGAGGTAATGCCGGCGTGCATGCCCGACTGCAGCGTGCGAGCGGCGAACGTGGCCGTCTCGTCGATGATCTTGAGGTTGCGCCGGTCGCCCTTGTTGCGGTCGGAGGTGAACCAGCGGGGGCGCCGCGGCAGGATGTACTCGGCGAGCTCTCGCCAGTTGGCCTCGAACGTCGATCGGTCCTGCCACATCCCCGAGGAGATGAGCTCGTACTGCTGCCGCTTGTTCAGGCCGGCGATCGTTCCATCCATCGCGTCAGTACCCCAGGAGCGACTTCTTGCTCTTGTTGTCGTCGCCGAGCTCGCCCAGGCCTTGCGAGCCGGTCAGGATCGTCGAGCCGGTGGCCGCCGCCGCGGTGGCGCGCTTTTTCTGCTGCGCCGCGGCGCGCTCGCCGTCGGCGTAGAGCTTTTCCTCGGCCTTTTCGGGAGCGGCAACAGCGTCGGGAACGGGCGGCGGCGCTGGCGGTTGCGGCGCCTTGGGTGCCAGCTTGTTGCCGACGACGGCGCCACCGACGAGGGCGGCGATCAGGGGAACTTCGAGGCCCATGTCAGTGCTCCAGGCGGTCCAGCCGCTTTGCCCACACGCGCCCGATCCAGTCGTAGCCCATGCGCGGCAGGATCACGCCGAGCGAGGGGTTCGCGCGTGATTCGTTGTGGATGACGATCTGCACGCCTTCGAGCGACAGCGCCGCATCGCAGTGGCGCAGCAGGCGCAGGCCGATGTCGCGCTTGCGCGCGTGCGGCGCGACGAACAGCGAGTCGCACAAGGCTTGCCGCGAGCCGCGTGCGTGCCCGTGCGGGGCGACCAGGAACATCGCATAGCCCACCAGCGCGGCATCGGCGCGCGCGACGTACACGCGCAGCAGGTCCGCCGCCTCGGCCGCCAGGTAGCGGTCGATGTCGACGTCCAGTTCGATGTCGGGGTAGGGGCTGACGTCCTCGTGATGCTGCGCCATGAGCGGCTGCGCCTCGCGATAGAGCTCCTCGGTCAGCGTCTCGCGCGCCACTGCGCATTGCCCGGCCGCACGCGCCACATGGAAGTCGCCAACGGCCTCCAGCAGCGTCGAGCCGGTGCCGTTCACGCGGCGCTCCGGGGGGAATGGATCAGCTTGCTCACGGCGCGAATTGTTGCAGAGTTGCCACTCGCGCAACAGTGTTGCCGCCACGGACACAATCGGACGACAGGTGGCAACGGCGTAGGACGGCGCCGACAAAAGAAAGCCCGCTCGTGGCGGGCTGGGTCGGCAGGCGCGTGCGATGACGCGATCAGGGAGGAGACGAAGTTGACGAAGAACGAGGGGGCGCGACCTGGCGCGACTGTGCCACCGATGAGCCAGCGGCGCAAGCGGCGAACGGCGAGCCGCCGATCCAGGCGGTTGCCGGCGCCGAGCGCACGGCCGCCGGGCCGCGGCGCAGGCGGTCCCACAGCACGCAGGCGACGAGCGCGTTGGGCGCGGCCAGCTTGAACGTCGCGGCGCGCAGATGCTCCTTGAGCACCACGAGCGAGATGCCCATCTGCACGGCGACGTCCGCCTGCCAGCCGAGCTCGGCCAGCAGTTCGAGTGCCTGCGCCTGGCGTTTCGTCAGGCCGAGCGGCTCGGTGCGCGCGCCCATCAGATGTCCGGCCGGAACGGATCGAACTCGTGCGCCGCCACGGTCTCGACCTGGTTGTGCTCGCGGTACGGATCGAAGTCGCTGGCCGCGTGCCGGCGGTTGTTCGATGCCAGGCGCTGCAGCAGCGAGTCGGTCTGCCCCGGCATGTCCGGCTCGGCGAACGTCAGCCCCAGCGCATCGAAGTGGTTGGGCGAGCGGCCGATCTTGGCCTTGACCTGATCCTTTTCCTCGACGCGGAACTTGCCGCCCTGGAATGAGTAGGTGTGCGCGACCATCTCCTGCAGGAGCTCGGGGATGCGCGGCAGCGCGCCGCCTCGCTTGACCCACTCGGCGCACTCGAACAGCATCTCCGACCGCTTGTTGAAGTAGCGCGGATCGATCGCCTTGCCCGAGCCGTAGACCTCCGCTGGCGCATGGCCGGCCTGGATCATCGCGTCGACGGCGCCGGCCGCGTAGCCGCCCGAGCCATCGAAGAACTCGCGCTCGCTGCCCCACTTGCTTTTGGCGATCATCACGCGCGCCACGACATCGTGCGATCGCGGGTTGCGCATCACCACCGGCTTGAACGCGGCCAGCCCCTGCCGCGGGAAGATCACCCACGGGTCATCGCCGAACCTGGCCGCGTCCACGCCGAGGCGCTTCTGTGCCCACTCGAATGCGTCGCTCGTCAGGTGCCGGCTCATCGCCGCCTCGACGTCCTCGATCGAGACCAGCGCGTTGAAGCCCGCTGGCGGGAACTCGCCCAGGATCGTCGCCATCACCCACGGGTTGTCGCGCCCGTATGTCTTGATCTGCTCGCGCGCGTGCTCGACGTCAACGCGCGGCGTGCGGCGCGGATCGTCGGGGTCGGCGGTGATCGTCACCGGATGCCACAGGTGCCGCTCGGTCGTGCAGACGTGATAGAGCAGGCCGCTGGTCGAGGTCGGGTTGCCGGCGCCGGCGATCAGCCCGTCGATCACGCCGCCCGTGAAAATCTGCGTGGCCTTCTGCCCCACGGCCAGCGGCATGTCGCCGATCTCGTCGAGCAGGATGAACGGGTAGGCCGAGTGCAGGCCGGACAGCGACCGGCCCACCGCCTCGGCGTCGGCGTCCTTGGGGTACGAACGCGCCGACAGGAACCAGGTCTCGGGATGGTCGACCGCGTAAATCTGCGACTTGGTCCACTTGAACGCGGCCATCAGGAACGGCGAGCGGCCCTGCCACTTGGCGAGCTCGGCCCACAGGTTGTCGGCCAGGTTGTCGCGGCCCTCGCCGGACAGCGCCGCGCCCTTGGGGTGATCGTTGCGCGAGCCGAAGCACGCGAGCCGGTGCCAGCCGATCCAGGCGAGTACGGCCGACTTGCCGGGGCCGGTGCAGGCTTTCATCGCAAGCCGGCGCCGCGGTTGCGCCTCCTTGCCCGACAGCGGCGTGAGCGCCTCGACCTGCCACACGTCGGGCTCGACCTGGAAGTTCTCGCGCACGAACGCGATCGGGTCATCGCGCCAGCGGCGCAGCTTGGCGCGCGCCTGGTCGACGGCGGTCATGGCAGGAACCCAATGCGCCTCGGCGCCGGGCTGTCGATCTTCACGCCGGCCTCGCGCAGCGCCTCGTGCAGCCGCTCAACAGCGTTGCCCTGCTGCGCCTCGACGTTGAGCGTCGAGATCGAGCCCTGCGCGTTCAACGGGTAACTCTCGGCCTCGTTGATGTCGTCGCCCACGGTGGCGGCCCATTCGATTGCGTGGATCACGCCAGCGCCCTCCGGTCGACCAGCACGCACTCGATCCAGTCGCGCAGCGCGTGATCTGGCCGGTAGTGAACGCACGAGATGCCGCCGCCCTCGCACATCCACAGAGCAGGCCGGCTCGCGACGAGCGTGATGTGCGGCCGGCCGCCGCGACCGGCCTCGCGCCTACGGGCAGTCGTGATCGGCGCCTGCCGCATCGAGGTCGCCTGCATCATCGCCAGGCCGCGAACAGCGCGAGGATGCAGGTCAGCACGATCGGGATCGCCATGAGAGCAGCGGCGGCGATGCGGACGCGGCGAGGTGGCATGCGGTCGTTCATTGCGTTGGCTCCGGGTCGGTCAGGAGGTCGGCCAGCGTGTGCGTGTGCTTGGCCTCGATGCGGTCGGTGAGCATCTTGTTCTTGCGGGCCATGAGCTCGATGCCCTTGACCTTGTCCCACAGCTTGATCTTGCGCGTCACGCCGATCTGCCGGCGGTCCTTGCCGTGGCCCTCCCACAGTTCGTCGACCTCTATCGAGGCGATCGCCTTGCGCACAGCAAGCGGGATGTCGTGGATCGACTTGAGGCATCCGTTCTCGTCGAACGCTTCGGCCAGGTCGGCATCCATCAGGCCGGCGACCTCCTGCGTCACGCGCTCTTTCTGATGCGAGTCGCGCAGGCCCAGCGCCGCGGCGTAGCGTTCCTGCCGCGCCTTGTCGGCGTTGAGCCACGTGTTGATCGCGTTGTATGGGATGTCCTTGCCGCGGCACCATTCGGTCAGCGTGCCGCCGCCGGCCACGTAGCCGCAGAGCTCGTCGATCGAGTGCACGTCCTGGATCACGAGCTCGGTGCGCTGCTTGCGCTCGCGCTTGCGCGGGGCTGGCATCAGCGTGTCGCCTCGGTGATCTTGCACGGCCCGATGCGTATGCCCAGCCCAGCGTCGATGAATCCGCCAGGATGGCGCGCAGGCTGCAGCGTCAGCAGCGCGCGCACCTTGGCGTCGGCGTCGGGGTGCGTGGCGACCAGCGGGAACAGCCCGAGGCATACCTTGCCGAACCGATCATCGACCAGCACGACGGTCTCGGCGTGCGACAGGATGCGCCACATCGGCAGCACGACAGCGCCGGGCTCGACGCGGCTGATCCACGGGTAGGACTTGCGGTTGATGATCGTCGTCACGTTGTCGCTCCTGCTCGCTTCGAGCCGGCCGCGTCGCTGGCGAACTCCAGGTCGATGCCGCGGCCGGCCCTTGGCTCCCGCCTATCGCGCGGTCCATTCGGTCGCTCACCCGAGGGAAGATGGCCCCGAGCACGACTGCAGCGGATACGGGCACGCTCTAGACGCTGCGATGCGATCTGCCGGGTCAAGACCCCAAGAACACCCGGCGCCCGGCTCGACTGTACGCCCACGGCTGAGCTACAGCAAACCGTCACGGCATGCTCCGGCCGATCTCCGCGGCAGCGCGCACGATGGCGCGACGCGTGGCGGCGAGAGGGTCGTCGACGAACTCCTCGAACACCGAGACGATGCCGGCGTCACTGACGCGGCCGGCGTAGACGCAAGGCTCGTTGATGAAGAACTTGATGCGCAGCTTCACCGCCAGGCGCAGCACGTCGCCGTCGTCGACGAGCGGGTTCCAGAACTCGCCATCGCCTCGGTTGAAGTAGCAGACGGCGTTGCTGCCGTCGACGAGCCTGTCGCCGAAATCTATGTCGAGCCCGGCCGCCTTCGCCGCCAGCGTCAGGAGATCGTGGTCGCCGTCCGCACACGCTGCGCTCACGGGCGCGCGCACGCGCGAGGTCTCATCGCGCATGTCGGCAGGAGTGCGCCCCGGATTCAACCGGCACGTCACCACGCAATCGCACTGCCCGCAGACGATGCCGGGGCTCACGACGGCACCCCACCGATCATCGGACCAGCCCAATGCTTGCCCACGACCTTGATGACCTTCGAGCCGGTGCCATCCTCGTTGATCCGGTCGAGGAACTCGACAGCCCTGACCCACACACGGTCCCTGGCCTGCTCCGGCGTCTCGCCATCTTTCGCCACGACCTCGACCGTGACCATCACCTTGAACCTCTGCATCTGCATCTCCTGTTAGTACCCGCTCACATTGAGCGTGTTGCGACTGTTGCCACACAACCCCCACCCGCCTATAGCTTCTGAATTTGCGCGCGTATTCTTTACCCTCTTTTTTCTGTATGTATTTAATTAAGAGGTAGCAACCTCAAAAATTAATAAGAGAATCAAGGACTTGCGTGTCGCGACCTGACGTTGCGACCTCGGTTTGTTGCGTCGGGAAGGCCGCAACACGGCCCATCGGACGCCAAACCTTGACCACGCGGTTGCCGCGGCGCTCGTCCTTCTGCATCCAGCCCAGCACGCGCAGCACGGCGCCGACCCGCATCTGCTCGGCCCTGGTGCGCTTGGCGAGCTCGATCTTGAGGCACTCGGTCATGACCTCCTCGACCGTCACGGCCGGCAGTTGAGCCACGAAGCGGGCGATCGGCCCCTGCCACGGATCGGCGTCATAGCGCGCCTGCTGCTCGGCCTTGGTCTCGTCCTCGGGCATCTCCCACCAGGTCTCGCCGGCCTTGAACCGGGCCACGGCCTCGGCGAAATAGAGCCCCCGCTGGCGCTCCAGCAGGTCGATCTCAACGGTCGTGCAGCGCACCGGCCAGAACCGCCGGGCGCCGGTCTCATCCTTGTTCCAGTCGTCCCGGTTGGTGGAGCCAGCGAAGATGCAGCGCCGCGGGTGATCCTTGGCGTAGCCGTGGGCGCCGGACGGGCGGAAACGGTCGGAGCGCACGCTGACGGCCTTCTTGACCGAGTTGGTCTCGGCCCGGCTGAATGCGTCCATCTCCTCGATCTCCACCAGCATCTTGCCCTGCAGCACCTCGGCGAACGCCCGAGGGTTCATGGCCGACTCGTGCTGCGCGGCGTACCACTCGCCGCCGATGACCTGCAGCGCCGAGCTCTTGCCCTTGCCCTGCGTGCCCTCCAGCACCACCATGTTGTCGACCTGGCACCCAGGCTGGAACACGCGCGCCATCATCGACAGCCAGAAGTTGCGCCCGGCCGCCTGCGTGTAGGCCGTGTCCTCGGAGCCGAAGATGTCGACGAAGAAGTGCTCCAGCCGGCGCGTGCCGTCCCACTCGAACGACTCGACGTGGTCGCGCGCGCAGTTGCGCACGTCCCGGTAGGCCGTCAGCTTGACCGCCTGCGCCACCGTGCCGCGGTCCATCTTGGACAGGCCGATGTCGCGCTGCATGTAGAGCGTCAGGTTGATGTCGTCCGGCTCACCCCACTCGCGCACGCCGCCAGCGCCGTCGCTGGTGAGCATGCGGTTGAGGAACTCGTCGAACCACGCTACCCCTTTGAGCCGCGGGTCGGCTTCGAGGACCGCGACCGCGTTGGATAGGTTCGCGTAGGGCGCGCCGTGGCCGTTCCTTTCGAGCCCCCACGCGAGCCACTTGGCGACGGAGTTTTGCGGGCCGCTGGCGGCCGGATCAACGACAGCCGGAACGGAGGCTCGACCTGCTCGATCATCTCGATCATCCCCAGGTGCCGCACGATCGCGTCGACCCTGGCCCCCTCGAACTGCATATTGCGCGTGATCGACGTCGGGAGCGGATCGTCCACCAGCCTGTAGCTGCCCGCCGTCGACCAAACCCGTTTCAGGCCGACCATCGACTCCAGTCGTTCCACCGCTTCGCCCGCCCGGTCGCTCGCCGCGATCGCCTGCCCGTGCTGCTCGCTCATCGTCCTGCCGTGCGCCTCCAGGTCCGTGCGCAGGCCGTCGATCAGTCGCCACGCCTCGCTGATCTCGTTCGAGTGCTCCCGGATGATCGCGTCGACCCCCGTCATCTCCCGCAGCCACATCCGAATCCGCAGGACGATCCGCTCGCGCAGGCTCGGCGGCCTCAGCCACGGGTTCGCCTCGCTCGGCGACCCGTCCGCGTTCC